ACTTCCAACATTTGGCATAAACAATGTTGAATTTCCAATTACCACGTTCGAATAAGAATTAGATACTTGGATGTTCGAAGTTCCATTTCCAGGCATAATCAAATCAACGTTGGCATATACTGGAATCTCAGCCTGATCTTCAGAACGAACTACAGTCTTAGAAATTAATTCTAATCCAGATGGGTGGACGATATTCTTAATTGGTGTTTCGAAGTCAACAAGATTTTTCTCTGATTGAACAACATATGAGAAATTGTGATAGATCGTATCGTCTTGTAGAACCTTATCTGCACTCACAAATCCGTCAGTATTTAAGAAAAACCCATTGAATTCAATCAACCCATTCGCAAACTGCGCGTTGGCTTTTGCTCTACCGTTGCCATAATACATTGGATTTGGTAGACCTGTAGCAATAACCGTTGACGGATATTGCGCGGGTGCAGGAACGTTCGCTGAAGTGTTAACGTTACAATACACACCATTTGCTGTAATCAAATCGATTGTTCTATTGATTGCACCAGAGAAATTATAGAGGCGCAACAATCCCGTATTTGCATTATATGACTTAACATTAGCGCGGAATGTTGAGGTTGCAAGTGATGCACCCTGATAAATGATCTCAGTTTCTGTAAACGTATTTGCTTCTGGTACTGGATTAATAATCGTATCTACAATCTTCAATGAAACATTTGGTGTTGCTGTATAATCATAGCCACGATAGATTAAACGAATATCTCTGATACGACCAACAGCACTCGTCTCAATAGTGTGTTCTTCACCATCACCAAACAAATAACCAGTGAGAACAGCATTTGCACCGCCGCTTGATTGAACGGTGATTAATGGGCGAGAGTAATAACCTTCGCCGCGATTATCTAGAATTACAGATGTGATTGCACCAGTGCCACTAACTGACTGCACATATCCATTGGCATCATAGCCACGACCACTAAATCGTAAACCGTCGCCGACAACATATCCATCACCACCATTGTTAATAAACACGTGAGCAATTAAACCAAGATCTTTAAATGTTTGCCAATATGTTTTCTTTAATACTTTTTGCGAAGCATAATTATACTGTTCAGACAAATGCGTATCATAGTGAGATGTAATCTCAATCGTAGGCTCAGCTCTAAATCCTGCACCACCGTTTAAAACAGATACAAGAGCAACACCGCCTGTATTCACGGTGTCAAAGTCCAAGCATTGAATAATCATGCTATTTGCGTTTGCGGGAACACTTGCATTCGTTACGCTATTAAACACAAAAGATTTAGCAGTGTTTCTTGTGTTTATTTGAGCACCAGCCAATATTGTTGCTAGTGGTCCCGTATTCGAAACATCGTATACCAATAGATCGCCAGTGTTTGCACTGACACCGCCCATACCAAAAATAGTATTATTTGGTGTTGCTATTTTAGCAGTGAATAGAGCATCGAAGAAATTAGTTCCGTTTGCCCATACTTCTTCGTAATTATTATACCCATCATCTTTATCATTTTCAGTGACATTGATTAATGAGTTTCTGGTATTCGTTGTGAAAGCAGCGTAATTTGCATTACCAATTAACGTATCAGCCAAATAGTCAATTACTGTCTTATCATAGGTAATTGACTCTATAAAATTTCGCTGACTGTTTGATGTGCATGCAGTTGAGTTTAACTGCAGAACACGCAAGTCTGTTGAAAGGTTTGCGTTTGGATCATCACCGACTGAACGATAAACAATAGTTTCAGTATTTGAATATAGACGATATCCATATCCAGGGAAAATCATTGTTACTGCTTCAATAGAACCAAGCGTCACATTGCCAACAATTGCCGCAGCATCGTTTGCTTCTGCAGAGTTACCGAGCCCACCAGTAATTACAACAGGGTCGCCAATATTGTATAACAGTCCACGACGTCTTTGTTGTGGATCTGTACGAATATTTGAATCTACCCTAATGTTTGATAAAGTGCCAATAATACGTTCGCTGAATACTTTAGAAACGCCATTGGCATCGACGTAGTTAATCTCGATCAATTCGCCGTTGTTGAAATACTTTTTGATATTGGAGATATAGATCTCCATGATCTCACGACCGTTTGTTGGGTCGATGTTTCTATTTGCTGATTCAACAATACAAGTTGCACCAGACTCAGTTCCGTATACCAATCGTTTTTCAAGAAGATTTACATCAACGTTTTTATTGAATTCAGTGACTGTAATTCTAAACGCTCTTGGCTTAATCCACTTACCATCTGATGTTTTTAGAATTTCTTCTTTTGGATAGGTAAGTTCAATATCTTCATCGAATAGTGCTTTAAATAACCAACGCACTGACTCATCGCTACCTTTCTTGCTATAAAATTCTCTTGCACTCTTGATAATCTTTTCTGTGCTAAGAGAAGTATTTTCAGGAAAGTATGGGAGCAATTCTTCTTTGAAGTATTTGATAAACTCTGCTGGAGTTTGATCAATATCTCTATAATTCTCAATACCCATGGCATGGTAAACTGTGTTACCAGCTGTGTTTGAGATTCCATTAGGTGAATTGTTTTCAAGCCAAGTGTAGTAGAGCTCGACAAATCTTTTAAACTTTGGGTGATCAGCGTTAATAAAGTCTGGTAATTGAGACTCAACTAATCCTGAAATTGTTTTCGAAGTTGCAGTCATATTATGACTCTACCACCGCATTAATTGTTGTAGCAATTGCACTTGGATCAGAGGTGTCCAATGTCACAATTCTATTTCTAATTGAGGAGAAAATCTTTTTCGCAGGAATTGCCTTTAGAATCAACGTTCCAAATGGATCAGAAACTGCAACAGGAGCAAAACTATTCAATGTCACAATTCCGTTCAAATAATCGATAGAACCAATGTTATCGTTTAAAGTTTTCTTAACGTTTTGAGTATCGAAATAGTAAATCTTTAGTCGACCAATGCGACCTTGCAAACTTGCTCTTAGAACTGCACCTGATCCACCACCGCCGCTGATTGAAACAGTTGCTGAGGTATATCCAACACCAGGATTGGTGATTTCAACGCGCTTTACAGCTCCATTTACAATCAACGCACGAGCAGAAGCACCTGTACCATCACCATCAATTGTAACTACTGGCGTTGAAACATAACCACTACCGCCTGTCAATACTTCAATTGACTCTACGCCAGTGAATGATTGTAGAACTTCTTCAATGAAACAATTTCTAGCGATTCCAGAGTCATCATTATAGGTAAATGATGGCGTGGAGATAAGTCTTTCAGCTGTTGTTCCTTGTTTTAACTCAGTTCCAAAATCAAGAGAGTAACTTAATGACCGAGTCACGTCTGGAGCAAAACGTTTTTCCAAATATACCTTGACATCATTGCTTGTGATTGATGGATCAGCGTCGTCAATTGCTCTCGACAACTGAGATATCTTAAATGATGAGTTGAAAGTGTCAAGATTATTGATTGCGAACGATTTGATTGCAGAAATTACTGCTGCATCGACTTCATTCGCAGTTTTATTTGTTTTTGTTGGGTCAAAATTGACGTCAACAGCAAGATTGATGTAATTATAGTCAGCCTCAACGTATTCAGGCGTCACAGTAAGCATAGAAAATGGCTTGATGACTGAATTTTTCACATATTCAATCTCTGTCGCTGTAATTTCGTAGCCACCAAGTGGTTTTGCCGTGAAAAACACCTTACCAAACACTGGTGGGACGTTTTCTTCGCCGCCCCAAACGTTGACTGCTTCAAAATATGGGTATTCGCGGTTGATAAGAGCAATATAATCGTTCTTTGTGACTGCTCTATTTTGCGCAATGAAGGCTTTTGGTGCTGTAAAACGAATTTTTTCAATATCTTCTTCAGCTGCACCTGAAGATGACGCGCTGACTAGCGTGACAGCAACATTTGCATTTGTTAAAATTGTATCTAAAGGTCTAAATTCGCGTAAATTATTTCCTGTTGATCCAGAAGTGATCAAATAAGAAACAATAACGATGTTTCCATCAACCAATGCCTTACCAACTACACCATCGCCGAAGTAAATTTGATATTTTCCGTTCTTATTTTCTTCGAGATAATACACTGTGGCAGTTTCTTCAACGTCTGTGGCATCTTGAGCAAGAATATGCGTTTCTTGATTTGCGTTTTGAGCTGATCTTTGGACGGTGACTTGAAGTGTTGACGTATCAATACCAACATCAGGTAATTCAAATACTTGTTTTGGGTTTGTTTGAGCGTCGTATGTGAAGGTTATTCCATTTGGCTGACCTTCTTTGAGTTCTAAATTCTCAACGACGAATAATCCAGAACTTAAATTCTTAGAAACAACTCTAGCTGAAGGATTTACAAAGATATAATTAGTGCCATCTTTTGATTCAGATGTAAATCGAGTAAATCTTTGAATAGCGATAGAACTATTTGAGTCATTTGCAACTGGAGTGATGGTCAAATTGACTAGTGCGCGCGCAGCAATACGTGAACGAGGGACGTATCCAAGCAATTTAGCATGAGAAACTACTGATGCGCGTTTGATCGCAGTATCAATAAACATCTCATTTGAGACCATGTTTAGATAATAACCCATGTAATGCGTGTTGTAAGCAAGAACGTCAAGCAAAACCGATAGACCAGAACCCTCAAAGTCATAATCGCTAAACTCAGATTGAGATTTGAGGAAGCCTTTCAGATTAGACTTGATTGCGTCGAAGTCTAACTCTGCAACTTTTAGTTTTGAGTCAACATTTGCCATGTTATCTTATCCGTTCTAAGAAAAAAGAGACCGTAATCGGCTCTAAGGTGTTATTTACAAAGAATGTAATGTAAACATCGTAGCGTTGGGCTTCGTAATCAGGAGCTGCGACAACTTCTTGAATGGTTACTCTTGGTTCATAATTCTTAATAGTTTCGAATATCATGTCCTGTATAATAGATGTCGTCACGTTATCGATAGGCTCGAATAATAATTTCTTAAGATTCGAACCAATATCAGGATTAAATAGACGCTCGTAGTGCGAAGTGAGCAATAGATTGCGAATAGAGGCTGCGATCGCATTCTCGTTTAACTTCTTAGACACGTCCTTTGTGACAGGATGAGCTGTGAAGTTCAAATCAATGTCGGAATATTTACGAGCGATTAGTGACATTTTTTATTTTAGACTGGATATTTGATTTATTTATGTTTCGACATAGGAAGCATCTAGGCTAACTGATGCTTCTCCTTGAGTTAAATCGATGTTATAATCAACATTCACAGTAATCGAAGTTGGCATGCCGATCAGTTTTAAGAACTTGCAAAAATCAAAGTTAATCCACTCGGTAAGAGCAGATAATCCGATAGCGTTGAGAAAACTAGTGATCTTCTGCATCCACTTTTTAAGTAAAAACTCTGGCCAATCTTCTCCGAAATCTCTTGCTGCTTCAACATAACGATTAATCTTTTCTTCTGGGCTGCGAACAAAATCGTCGATATCTCCGCCGATAATCTCAAGTAGAGTATAACCTGCGATATTG